GCTTAAGACTACATCATTTATGAGTGATGCACAGTCGATACGAAATATCGTATCAGCGATAAAAGCTGAATTACCGTCTAAGGACGCTATTGTGCAAATTTGCACAAGCTTACTCCGTGGTTGCGATTACACACGGGGAGCTAACGGTAAAATTACCGTTGAAAAGCGTTATGCTGTAAATTACAGCATCATCGACCGTTTATCACGGAAGGATGCCAAATCCTTTCGTCGGTTGATCGCTCGGGACAATGCCCGAAACGAAAATTTCGTTAGGAAGGTGACCCCACCTTCAGATCGTATTTACGATCTTGCGCGTGACTCCTGGGGAGCATTTGCTAGCACGGTCGTACTACATCCGGAATTCGACCTGCAAAAGTCAAGTTTTGACTTTCACTTGTATGAAGCAATAATGTCATACAAGGTTTGGTTCTTCAAAATGGCGTTTTTAAACGTCCATGAAGCGACCGAGGATTGCGGATGCGATATTCGATCCGAAATTCACTGTCCAAATTTGGTCAGGGCCATTAATGGTCTTAAGGGGCTCTCCAAGTGGATAGTCTATTACGGTTCTATAAAAACCGTTGACGCCGAGGAGGCCCCAGGTGTAGATTACACCTTGCCGGGACAGCTACCAGGGGTAGCTTACCAGATCTTGGGCTGGTATGGTGGCCATCTATCCCGGTGGCGCACCCCCAACAAATTTGTTGAGACCTTTCCGGGACTTACTGACCCGGAGAGAAAATCCATAATTTTAGGATTAGCGCAAATGAGCACCTTTGGGCGCGCGCTACCAACGCCTCCTGACTATTTTTGTCGAGAGGAGTTGGAAAGTGTCATTGAACACTTATCCGGAGTTCCGGAGTATCCAAGAGAGATGGATGACATCTTTTGGAACCAAGCGAATTCGTTTGGACGGCGGATCGGGTTAACTCTCGATAGGCCGATGGGACATACCCATACCTCAACTTCGGCTTCGGCCTGTTTTGAGGCTACGACTGAGGAAGGGGGTTCTGCGGGGTATTTAGTAAGCGAAATACGCCGCTTTGCCTTTACTCCAGTCAATCGATTTTTCGATTACTACACCTTTCAGGGTAGTGAGTCGAGTCTCTACGACCCCTTTGGTCGGGAGATTTTTGGTCCGGCTCGGACCGAGAAGAAGCTCGGTATGGCTGCCTTTGGCAGTCTCGCGTATCGCGACTCCCCTCGCATTTCAAGCGATAGGGGTAAGATCCCCGTCAATGAAGACTATGTCATTCATTTGATGGGCATCTTCGGCCATTCAGCCGAAGATATCTCCGACATTAAGACCCTTCTTAATGAGAATCTCGGAGATATAGTCCTTATTTGGGCTTGGTTTCAGGCCATGGAGTATGGGTCTTTCTCCGGCCTTACCAACCAACTCGATTGCGATCGAGTTCCAGAAAGTATCTGGCATACCCTTCGGTTTCCGGGCCGTTCGGGTAAAGCGACATTTCGCTGCAGGATTGACTCACTTGAATGTGAGGGTACCTGCTTACGCGCCGATTTGTTCATTCAGGAACAAATGGGTGTGACCGTTAAGAAACGGTATGCTTCACCTTACCCTTGGGAAGATAAAGTATATAACATTGAAGACTTCAATGTACGAGATTTTGCACTTTTCCTCGTTGACCGAGCCAATGCCTCGGGTGCTAATCTCGACCTGGATTCCGTGCGTATTCGTACGCGCGAAGTCCTACACGGAGGTTACCGTGTAAAGCGGGGGCAGCTATTACCCTTCTTTATCGATCCAAGTCCAAAATTTTGGACCCAGGATCGTGAGGTCGAATGTAGCCTCATGGTTCTTGCTGAACCTGGATTTAAAGCAAGAGCCTTAACCAAAAATCCTGTTTGGTTGACCATCCTACAATCCACATGTAGACATATGGTCGCAGACGTATTTAGTCTGGACCCTCGGCTTGGATTAGGCCTTGAGTCATCGTACGTGCTTTGGGATCTTCTCAAGGTAGTACGTAGGGAAAATGATCCCTATAGAATTGCGGTCAATACGGACCTTAGCAGGTCCACTGACCGTATTCCTATGACCTTAATAAGGTCAATGTGGTCTGGCTTTATAGCTGGATTCGCAGCTACCGGCAAAGCCGGTCCACTCGGTGTATACCGAAATCTTATCTGTGTAGACCATTCGGTCTACGTCGATAAGAACACTCAATTTGAGCGTGTGTTCTCCCAAATGTGTGGATCATTTATGGGTGAGCCTATGTCATTTATGACATTAAGCCTTTATAACATATGCTGCCAAGAAGTTGCATCCCTGGCGCGTTATCAAGGTCTTATGGTGGGAGAGATCCTACAGGTCGACCAAACCGATCAGGACCCCCGCGCTTTCGAAACTTCGAAAGATGCCATTGTCGGAGACGATGGCCTTCGTTTAACAAACGACACCCAACTTGGGCTTTATACACGAAATGTGTATATACTCACTAACGGTTCCCTTAGCTTGGGGAAAGACACTGAGAGTGAGCATCACGCTATCCTTGCCGAGAACCATGTGTTCATTGATAGTAATGGCAAGCTCGCGTACCTTGATATTATCAAGGCCCGACTCCTGTCATGGGTGAATCGGGAGCATTCAGACCATCGTGACAGTCTGATTGGAAAGGGAACTGCCCTTTTTCAACAGCTGGAGTGGTACGAGGATACCAACGGTGGACAGTCTGCTGAAATTGCACGTAGCATTTATGCTAGTTCAATTAGCCGTAGAATTACGGCTCCATGGGTGGCCCGTCGATTGCTCGACTTACCAACCTGGCTCCCACCTCAATTGGGTGGCCTTGCCTTGCCGATTCCGGCAACCGATGAGGATTTAGTTAATTGGTTTTATGGTGTGGCGACAGTCGCGCCCTTTACCGATTACCTAAAATGCGCAATGCGCATTCAGAACCTTAACGCTCGTAGAAAGCGAGGGTTCGAGTTACCGGATTTAACCCCGGTCATTTCACATTTGAAATTGGACGACTTACACTATCTAAGTGGTCCGTTGGTCAGTTTTGACCAGAGCCGTAAACAGCTCGTACCCTTGGACTCCGTTGTCACCGCTTTCATGGCGACTGGACCCTTGGGTTACTTCAATATTGAAGTAAGTCCGATCACACAAAGACCCCGTGTGAGGGACTGCCTCCGCATATGTGCGGATACATTTGGGTTCATCCCTCTTGATGTGGTCTTGGATCAAGTCGAGAGGTTCCAGATGTTCCGTGATATCTTCACGAATCGGGCTAAACCGGCCCGACTCACTATTAGTGGGTATCTTTCAAATTTGAAGGAATTCACCGATTGGGCCAAGATTTCCCGGGTTGGCGAATATAGTGTGGTTAAGCCACACTCCATGCCTTTGCATGGGAAGAATTCCCTTAGTTGGGAATTCCAGAAGCGTAAATATACGCTGGTCCACAAGGATGAGATCGCCGCAGGTTTACTTGCGATCGGTCCCACCCTGGGAGTGGACCTTACGCGTCAGTTTATACGTAAACAGACACGTACTGGTTACAATGACCAGTTGGATGCCATGATTCAATCATGGTTATCATCCTTTGTCTCTCCCAATGAGGAGGGAGAGTTCCTCTAGAGGACACTCATAGTCTCGGTTAAACCCGTAGATTCCGGTCGAATGAGCGGTTAGGGACCATGTCGATCCACGTTATCGCCACCGTGGTGGCACATGGACTAACCAGTTTAATTT